AATCCAAATGCGTTTGGAGGTGCGCTAGGTGGTCTTGGCGGGGATAAGCGAACGCAGGCTTACCAAGTGCCATCGCAGCGTTTTCGTCGCTTGCAGCGGCCTCTATGGGCTTCGCAGCGGTAGGCATTAGCTCGTTTACGTTCGGGATCTTGGCCTGCTTCAGAATCCGCTGGATCACCGCAGGTGGGTCAAACAACTGCGGGTACTTGTCCATCAGCGAAATGACCATCTGGGTCTGCGCCATGCGCTGAGATTCGCTGAAAATGTGCGGATCTGAAACCGGAATGACGTCCGAATTGCGCTCAAAGTCCTCGCGGCTGATCTCTAAGTCGGCAACAACGTCACCTTTGGCCTGATCGTCCAGATACCAGCGGTTAATCCGACCCAAAATCATCAAAACGCGCTTCTGAGACTCGTGCAAACGCGCATGAATGGCAGAAAACACCGACGCGCCCTGCTCAATCATCGCCAAAGTCGTGCCAACAGGTGCCTGTGAGCTTACGTCAGCGATTTTTTCCTCAGAAGTGGTGATTACACCCTTCGCCGCCTGCGTCAGCCACCCCAAAAGCTCCATCAGTACCGGCGATGGCGGGTTAAATGGCAGCGGCATCGCTACTTTGCGGATGTCATCAACGCCCGGAGCCGCTTCGATCTCTTTCACCTCAGTAACTTCGATCTGATCCGACTGTCCAGAGACCTTCGCCCCCTTCAGTTTGATCATCGTCGCCGAGTTATTGATGTGCGCGGTGTCTAAAAGCGCTCTCAAAGCCCCTGTAAGGGCTGCAGACAGGCCACCAATCAGGTGAGGCAGGCCAATCGCATACGCACCACGCCAAGGGATGAACTTAAATTCGACGATCCAGTCCAACTTGGTCATCGATTCGTCGCCCTCTTCCCAGTTCCGGTACAAACCAACAACCTCAGAGTCCAACTCGTCGATCATCAGGATGTACGGAGCCATCTTGCCCTTGGTTCTTGGGTCATCTTCCAGCTCCAGATGCGTGTAGCAGTGATACACACGGCGCACGCCATCAATGTTCTCACCCGGACTGCGGCCTTCGATCTTGTTGTTCGCCTTCTCAGGGCCGGTTGGCTCAGGGTCAAGACTCGCCCCGATCAGCTCAACATCCCGATACAGCCCACGGTCAACACGCGCACGGAATTCGTACTCCGTGATGTCCATCATCTCAGTCGCACGCTGCGCGGTATAGAAGTTCGACGCAGCAAATGGCAGCAGGATGTTGTCGATAGGAACGAACTCAGCGCATGGACGGCGCTTCTGCTCGTCGTACCACATCTTCATGTACTGAGAGCCACCCATCGGGAGCTGGGTAAACATCTGCTCCTGCTCATCGCGGTACTCTTCGATCTGCTCGGTCAACTGCCAGTTCATGTAGTCGCGCTTACGCTCGGCTCTGTCAGTCTTCTCAGGGGTCACCTCACCCACGATCTTGGTTCTCGTTGGGCCATCAGGTGGGAATAGCTCTTTGATTGCCCGAGCTGCGAAGTCTACGCAGGCCTCAGCCATAACCGGATGAACTACCTTCGAGGCACCATTGAAGTTAGCGCCACCCGGAGCGTCGTTGCCCAAGCCAGTACGGCGCAGACCGTCCTCGTACTGCTTGTCGCGCTCTTTGCGGTCTTCCTTGTCCTTATCGAACAGGCGTAGGTACTTGCTTGCCAAGACCTGTAGATCAAGATCGTTCAGGCTCTCAGCAAGGTTAGCGTAGAACTCTTCGTCTTCTTCGGGGCCTTTGAACTCAGACTCGCGGACAATCGCAGAGCCGTCTTCCAGCTCTTCGACTTCCATCTCATCTTCTTCCATGTCAACTAAAGCACCACCGTCTTCAGTCTCCGTGATCCCCGCTATGAAGCGACCAAACTCAGGGTCGATAGGCATTTCAGGCATGATGCTTTCCTCTAAATATTATGGGGAATGATCCGACCAGAGTCTGTGATGTCAGGATCAGTGTTAAATACGCCGCCACCGAAGGCATAAGATTGCCCCTTCTTGGCAGACTCGCGCATGGCGTCGGTCAGGTCGATAAAGTAAACGGGCTCGCCTTCAGCAATCTTGGTCATACCCAACTTGCCGCCATGTTTCTTGGCGTACTTCTCAAGATAGTTCTTGTAGGTCTTGTCGTAATACTGCTTCATACCTTCGCCGCCAACCTTCAAATCGAGGCCGCTATATTGAGCGGGATTGCCAGCGTCTATGTCGCTTATGGCTTTCTTCGCCATGTCTTTGCCAACGTAATCAGCCAATTGATCCTTTGGCACTTCTTTCCATATAACTTGATCACCATCTTTAGTTGCATTGATAAGCAACATGTTATTTTGTCTTGGCTTAATGCTTAAGTAACCAATATGCTTTCTCAGGTCATAACGATCAGCCTGCCGCGCACCTGTCGTCAGGTACACGCGATCCATGCCGGTGTCTGCGGCTTCTTTGATCGCTCGCTTCAAGCCAAGCTGATACCAGTTGTCTTTGAATGGGGCGTCGGGAACAACCACTTTGCCCTTGTTCTCAAAAACAAAAAATTTACCTTGAGCAAACTCTTCTGCTCTTGGGCTTGTTTTTAAAAATTTCTCTGCTTCTTCTTTGGTTGCAAAATTACCTACTGCGCCACTTGTTTTTGGATTAACCAACATAAACGTACTTGGCTGGCGACCGTATCCCTTCTCCCTGCCCGTTTGATGCCAGTCAGACTGCAGCTCATCGATCAGCAAACCCTTCTTGCCTTCTTCGTCAACGTGGTCGGCGACGCGCAAATGGAATAGGACGTTTGGCTCATCGCCGTGGTGGGTCTTATGATAGAAAGGCTCAGCGCCCTCCATCTCATATCTTTTCATAATGTAAGCACTCGCAGGCTTTCCTTTGTCGGCGATAGCTTCTTCCTGCGTTGCAAACTGTTTGCTTGTTTGCGTCTTTGGATCAAACCATTCGTGTATTTCTTTTTTCTTTTGCGTGTTTGGTAAGGCAACACGAATCTCGCGGTAGTTCTCACCACCCGGCATGTTGTAGTCAGGGTGCGAGTCAGGGCCATACAGCGATGGCTTTGCCGCTTCTAGTTTCTGTTGATCACGCGCAATCGACTCACGCATCGTTTCAATCTTGCGCTCGTACTGTCCGACTAGCGGGCTATCAGGCGCAGTAGCTCTTACGCGATCTAACTCTGCCTGCACCTGCTGTATACCGCCCTCTCTGTATCGAATGCTTTCCTTCAAAGCGTCAGCGGTCTCTGAATACTCATCAGACTCTTGATAAGGCCTGCGCACAGACTCACGCAACGGGATGCGGTTCTGCTCAGCCGCTGCGATCACTTCTTCCCGAGTCAGGTTAGGGTTCGACGCCAGATCAGTCAGCCCAAGCTCAGCGATGCGCTCGTCGGTCACCCCCGGCTGCTTCTTCATGTCGCTAATGAATGCAGACCCCGGCCCCTTCTTGCGCTGTAGATTCAACGCAGCCTTCTCAGCAGGGTTGTAGAAGCCAACAGGGTTAGCAGGCGCTTTTAGTTTGCCAGCCTTGCCTTCAGGCGCTACAGCCATCTGATAAGGCTTCATCATGTTTGCCAGCTCAACGTCTAGCATCTCCATCGCAGTAGGCGCTAAAGCCTTGCCAGCCTTAAACCCGGCGTAGCCAGCAACCGGAGCCGCAACCATCGCACCCATTTCAAACAGCGGGCGCTCTTCGCCAGTCGTCAGACCAGCCTTGCCCATCAGCTCTTGTGCAGCCGTCGTGCCGTATGAACCTTCAGGCGACAGCGGGAACGCTGGGGCATAGCCCATCGGTGGCGTCTTCTCTGGCCCCGTGTCCATCACCGACGCAGGCTTACGCAATACAGGGATCTTCTTCTGAACGAAGTCGAGCAACTCGCCACCCATGCCAACGATGTCAGCAGGCGCACCCGCATACGCAGCCACAGGGCCGCGCATCAGAACGTCTTGGACAGCGCCCGGCTTTCTCATCGAGCGCTTCTCTTGCTCAAACTTCCGCCGCAATGCCTCTACAAGGTCTGTAATGGGCTCAGGAATCGTTAACGGCTTCGGCTTGAACATCTCACCCGAAACTTCGCCGGGGTTGCCACCGCCCTGCATCTTCACCGCGCCGCCTTCTTTCATCTTGCGATGCTCGTTCTTAGCTATCTTCCACTCAATCAGATCATTCAGGTCAATCGCGCCGCCCTGCTTCTTCTTCAGCCTCTGCTCGATCAGATCGTTTAGGTCAATCGCCCCGCCGTCTTTCACACCCAGCAATGCACGGGCATCAGCCAGTACATTGTTCTGTAGATGCTCACGCCAGTTTGCAGGCGTGACTTCATCAGGTAGGTCGGTCAGGCTGGCAGCACCACCTTCGGCTTTCTTCACGGCTCCGCCTTTCTTGCGACCCAGTAACTGACGCATACGCTCTTGGTACTCGTTGATCTCGTTGACCAGTTGATCGTCGATCTTCTGGCGTGCGCCCAACATCTTCAACGTGTTGAACTCAGGGGCTTCTGGGTTATTGCGGATCAGCTCTAGTTGATCGCGGTACATCAAGTCATAAGGCGTCGGATACTGCGTCTGGCCTAACACCTTGCCTAAAATGTCGTACTCATAGGTCGGGTGCGATGACAAGGCCAACGGTTTTGCGTGAAGCTCACCCAAGGTAAAGCCTGACGCGCCCGTCTCTAGATTCGTCAACTCAGGGTGGCTGATAGCGAACTGCACATCGGCAGCAGAACGCAGGCCGTACTTCTCACTTGTGCCTAACTTCGCCGCTATGTGCTTACGCAAAATTGAGTCGCTCTCAGCAGCCTGAGCTACAGCACCAAGGTCATCAAAGCCGGGGAAGTTGGGGAACGTGACGCGCTTGCCATCATCAACAAAACCTGCCCTGATGTCCTTCTCTAACGCCTCTCGTGCCGCCTTGTTCAGCAGATCGGGCCGCTGATACTGCAGCAGTGACTCAAGATAGTGCTGGGCAAACCCAAACCCGCTTGGCATCTTCATGTACGACGCAATCACCGGAGCATCGCCAAACTGCCGAGAAGCCCTGTCAGCCGCATTCAGAAGCCCTGTAGCCGCACTTAGGTTAGACGCCCACAACTTGTTCTCATCGCCATAGCGAGGGCCACCGTGCTGCGTTACAGCCCGCGCAAACGGCACATCGCCAATCCCCGCCAAGCTCACCCGTGCCAGCGTTGGATCACCCGGCAGGCCAAGCAACACCGAGTCTATCTGGTCTTCCAGCGTCATGTACGGCAGCGGGGCCGACGGGTCAACCGCACCCGGCAATACTTTGCGATCAACAGGCAGGGTCTGCTCACGCTTGAACTGCTTCTGACTCTTGCCTGCGACGGTCTTCGCACCAGCGCCTCGGGTCAATTCACCCGCCACCTGCGGAGCCATACGCTCGGCGTACATCCGAATCTCTGCTTGCGTCAACGGCTGGGCTCGGGGCATCAGCGGGTCGTTCACACCAGATTGAATAGCCTTATTCAATTCCTTGCGCTTCGCTAACGAAGTCTCAAGGTCGCCAGCCTTCTCGGCCTTCTTGATGTCGGTCGTCAGCTTCTTGATCAGCTTCATGAAGGTGGGAACGCCACCAGCCTGCATGGCTAGGCCACCCTCGGCTTTCGTAATGTCAGGGTCGGTGATGTCGTAGGTGCCACGGTTGCCGATGGCGGATTTGATCCTGCGCGGATCGTAAACACCAAGGTTTTTTATTCCAGCCTCTTTTACAAAAAAAGCATCGTGTCCCAAACTCCTTATGATTTCTTGTAAATCAGCCTTCTCTACACCGCTCCAATTGTCTCTTTCGCGCAAAGGCAACTCGCGCACATTTTTTTCAAACCAATGATGCCTCAATGATTCTTCTGAAGGTACAGCTCCTGATTTATCTCGCCGCAACGGGTATTTTTCTTTGTATGCTTGAATGACGCCTTCAATGTGATCTGGGTTTTCGTAATCCCAAGGGTTTTTAACTTGAACACGCACCGGATATGTGGTCGGCGTATACCCGCCGCTAACCTCCCAATCGCCACCTGAATATCTGCTAGAAAACTGTGGATCAGGGGTTAAAAAGACAGCATCCCGATTATCAACCGCCCAAGGCTCAATCGTGTTCCCGGGATATTGTTTTTCTTTTATCATCTTGCCCGTTTTAAATTCAGTTAAATCAGGCCTTGATGTTCCGTGATACAGCCGCTCTTTGACCGCCGATGGCTCAAGGAAGCTCTGCAGCCCTTGCTCACGAAGCTGCGCCTCGCTTGCCGCCCTCTCTTCGGGCGTCATCAGGATGCGCTTCATCTCAGCGATAGCTGCCTTACCCTTCGTCTTGTCAGTCGGCTTAACCTTCTTTGCCTCACTCGCCGCAAGCTCACGCTCTGCGATCTCAGCCTTTACACGCGCCTCTACCTCAGGAGAAGCCTTCGGCAACCCCGCCAGAAGCTCGTCCAGATTGCCAGCAGGCTTGGCGGCTTTGGCCTCCTGCCGCATAGCGCGTAACAATCGGGATATTTGGGTAAGGTTTGGCATGGTCAGATCGCGTAAGGATTACCCTTCTTGCGCCCGTAGTATTCAACTTCCCGATCTTCCTCAAGGCGTGGGTCAATGTCAAGGAAACCCGCATCCCTCAAGTACCGTAGTGCCTGCGTGCAACTGTCTACAAAGTCATCATGCGTAGACTCAGGGAAGCTGCAGATCTGGCTTACAAAGCCTTCAGCCCAGTCCCGCACGTAACCCTTCCTCGTGCTGCTCTCGGGTATCCACACCCGCTTGTGCGAGATGATGTTCGCCACAATCGACAGCCGCTGTATCTTGTCCGCCCGTCCGGGGTTGTACGCCCTCACCGGAAGATGCGCCCTCTGTAAGTCTTGGATCAGGGATATGCCAGCAGCCTTGTCTTCAATAAGTACAAGGTCAACCTTCTTGCCGCCGGAATAGTTTCCTCGCTCTTCATCCTCGGGGTCAGCCCCAAACGATACTTTGAACTCCTCAATAACCTTCGGACGGAGATCCGGGTACTGCAGGCGGTCTTGCCACGCATCGATGAGCATGACAGACATCGGGCCGTCCTGAGGCTTAAAGACGCCCCAAGTGGTGGCGGCGGTTGGATCATTGACAGTCTTTTCCGTGTACGCGCAGTCATAGCTCTGGATGATGTATTCGAACTTGGGGAACGGCTTGTTGACAGGCCACAGGCGGAAATGCTCCCGCTTGACCATGCCGCCCTCTTCGGGGTCGATCAGCTCAGCGTAGATCTCCTGCCGCCCGAGCTTGGTGCCTTCGTACTGCAGGATCTGCTTGCGGAAGTTGTCAGCGAGGTTGTCGAGGTTCTCGTAGGTCGAGGCGGTCACCAGCGCCACATCGTCGCCCTGCCGGTCTACCAGATCGAGGATCAGGTCTTTGGGCTTCGGGGTCGTCGTGCAGATCAGCCTGACCTTCTTACCCAGACGCAGGCCGAACTGCATCATGTCCCAAGCATCTTGCAGGTATTCCCAAGCCGCCAGCTCGTCGCACCAACCACCGTGGAACTGCGGGCCTCGGAAGCGCTCAGGCTCGGATGCAGGGATGCCCTTGATCAGACTGCCGTTGACCAGCGTCAGCTCGTGCAGGGCTTTGTTGTAGTCCTTGACCAGCACACTGGGGATCACAGACAGCAGGCCAGAGTCGCCCTCGAAGCAGGTCGAGCGGACATCGGAGCTAGTAGGGGCAGCGACCACCCAGCGGGTATTCGGGTTCTGCCACGCCCACCAGCCTAACTGCTCAGCTGCGGTTCGGGTCTTGCCAGCGCCACGGCCTGCCAGCAGCAGCCAGATGTCCCACCAGTCGCCAGAAGGGGTGATCTGATAGGTGTGAGCTTTTAACAGCCATCGAGTGCGCCATTCGAACGCCGCCCGATATTCAGGGGACAGCTTGGCATACTGCGCTCGGGTCGCAGGGTCTTTGAGGATCTCAACGACATCGTTCATCGTCTCAGCTTCAGGTAGATCGCCAGCAGCAGGCCAACGCACGCAGCCTCAGGCTTACCAGCCACCGCGAACAGCAGGGCCACAAACACGCTCAGGAACTCGGCGCACAGCAGGGCGATGTCTACCCCATCCCACAGGGCTTTCTCGTGCTGGCGCTGCGCTAAGGCGGCTTTGCGCTCGGCTATCCTGAGTTCGAGTTCGCTGATCACCACTGCCGCCTGCACCAGACTCGCTCGGCACCGCTGTAGTCCGGTCTGAATTCAGATGCCAAACACATCCGCTTTGGATGCGGCTCAAGCGTGATGACCGCAGCAGCCACAGAGATCATAGCCACCACGATCAGGTAGATAAGCCCAATGAACCACAGCGCCTTAATCATCACTGCCCCCGGATAACGTCAGCCACCGCCTGCTGGCCCAACTTCTCAGCGATCAAGGCACAAGCCTCGCGCTCAGCCATCACCGCTATGTCTTCAGCGAGGATTTGGGCGCCCTCTTGGTTAGCCTGCTTCCAAACAGGGAACCACCAGCGCCGGAAGGCCTCGTCTAGCACCTCGTTCAGCTCAGCCTTGTCTTTGTCGTTCATCTCAGCTCCCGCACCTTTTCAGGCTCGTCTTGCTTCTGATACTTGCTCTCGCTTTGGCGTAGCAGGCAGGCTTTGCAGATCCACCGCATCGTAGTCCCGCGCTTCTGTTTCTCACCGCCCTCTTCAGCTCTGGTGAACTGGCAGGATGTGCAGAATCTCATTTCTTCAGTTGCTTGGTCAGCTCGAAGTTAGCTAACAGGGTGTCGAATATCTCGGTATTGGTCTTCACCTCAAGCGGGCTATCAGCGTCACCAGCTAGTATCTGGCGGTCGCCATACACCTTCGGCAGGTACTTGGCAGCCAACCACTTGCGACCATCCATCCTCAAGCGCTTATGGGCAATACTGCCACTGTCGTATCGCTTGTTCCCCTGATCGTCGAACACTGGCAATGGCTCTTCATCGATGATCTCTGCTATCTCTGAAGCATAGGTATGGGCACCATCTGCCCTTGCTGTCTCGTAAAGCTGGCGAAACTCCTCGTCAACTCTTAACCATCTGTAAACATTTGTGAGCTCAGGCATATGCGCGTCTTTGGCTATCCTGCTCATTGGCTCACCCTTAGCTAAGCGGGCGCATATCTCTTCGACCAGCTCTGGTGTCTTCTTGCTGGGTCTGCCCATCTTACGTTTGGGCTTGTCTTCGCTATTGTGGACTTCTGTTGCCATTATCCAAACAGTCTCTTTAGGAATTCGGCTGCGGCTCCCGGGCCTAGCAGCACCATGATCATTACCATGTACAGCAGGTACTCGATCCTTTGCATACGGTCTGAACCCTTGTCGAGCTGCGTCGCTATATGCTTCGCACGCTCTTCGCAGACCGCCTCATGTACCGCAAATCGAGTCTCCAAGTCGTGATCCATGTTTCAACTCAGCAATTAATCGATGCCTTTTTGTTGCTCTGTGACAATAGGCAATTGTGGTAGCGCCTGATCCCTGATACTAGCAATCATCTGGGCTGACTGATTGAAGGGTAGGCTACTTAGCAAGGTTAATAGTACGTTAACCTCGTCAAGGTTGTAAAGCAGGCTGATCTTGATGTCCTTGTTGTCCATTATGCCCTCTTAGATGGGTGTCGGTACTCGCTGCGTCTGCCTGCAGTACCCACTGCGTCGTCGCACCAAGTCGCACGGCAGCATCCGCTTTCCCGACTGGTGTGGAGACCGGCCTGCTTCACAGGTTCCAGTCTGCGGGTCGGGGGTAATGACCAACCGATCTCCACGCCACTCAGGGCTCTACGCAAACGGCTGAGCTGCCGATCCTTGACGTCTCACTGTTTTGGGATTGCGCTTCCCCAATGAGACGCCAGTCTAAATCAGAAACTAAAGTCGTGATACTTCTCGCGGTCACCCAGATACAGGTTGCCGCTCGGCGCATTGTTCAGGCGACCAGTCTCAGGGTTACGAACCTGCTGAACCCACACGCCCTTTTTGTTCTTGCGGTAGATGCGCTTGTAGTTCTCAGGGTTCTGGGTGTATTCGTACACTTGGCTCTCGCTCATGCCGTTGCCGTCTACGCGCTTATAGTCGTCGTCCTGAACTACGATGTACCGGCCCTTCATGTTGACCTCAACCACGGTCGCTGGGCTGCGGTCAGTCCAGTAGCAGATCGTCGCTGGCATACCAACGTAAGGCTCCGCAGAGCGGCTGTTGGTCATGATGTGGTTAACTAAGCTGCCTGTTTGGGTTCCGAGTCTCATGATTTTCTCCTGTTTCGCATCCTGACCAATGTGTCAGTGGTGTAATTGTACATTAAACTTGAAGGGGGCGGTCAAACCCCTCTTGCAAATTATTTTGAATTGATTTTTGGGCGCTGAATAATTGTCTGTTTGACACCATCGCGTACACCGTGTACTTTGATGGTCGCGGTAAAGCGGTAGGTGCTGCCCTCGTCCACAGTGCTGAAAGCGGCGCTGTTGCCCTTATAGATGACGACGTTCTTGTCGGCGTCTTCCATGATGTAGATGTAAGTAAAGCCGTGGTAACCACCGAACTGCAAACCCTCAAGTTCGATGATCTTTTTGATAGTCAGCTCCAAATCCAATTTTTGACCGACCCGACCAATATGCTGGCGCGAGGCGTTAAGCTCCGCCTGCTTGTCAGCCCACTCTGCGCGACGGGCCGCACGGGCGTCGACGCCCTTTAAAACGGCTGCGGACTGGTTTGGGGTCAACTTCCCATAGGTGTCGAAAGCCTCGGCTAAGCTACCAATAAAATCATCAGAGTAACCAATGGCACCGCCGTAATCGTTGAAGCGGCGACCAGCCTCAAGCGCAGTCTCAATTTCATTGGCGCGATCCGTGTTCAAGCGCCAAGTCTTTTGCGCATTAGTGATAATGTTTCTCTTGATAGCGGCGCTGTAGGCGGCTTCGTTTTCGATAATCATGATTCGCTCCTGTTCGCATCCGGTCACTGCGACCGTGATTGAATTATCAGTTAAACGATTTCAGCGGTCAACAACTTTTTTCAAAGTTTTTGCTGTTTCACCTTTGCCAACACATTGTTGACTAGCTGGGCTAGATGGACAGCCTCGCCCACCCGCCCCTCAGAGCCTCTAAACGAGCCTAGAAACGCTTGAACGTCTTCAAGCACCCGAACCACATCTTCTTTTGGAAAATCGCTCATAGCGTCTCTATGCCCCCTTACCGTGCCTGTCCTCACCCTGCCCTACCTTGCCACGCCTGTCCGAACCGAGCCAGACCCCGCCAGACCTTTATTCTTGCGAAACGTCAAACTTAACAACATTGAATCGTCCGTAGGTCGGCCTGAAGTCGCCTATCCCAATCAGCCTGCCTGCCATGCTGAGGGTGTCCTGTAACCAGAACTCATCGATGTACTCAGGAGTCAGCACCATCAAGTCAAAGTCCAGCCTGTAGCCTGCCTTCATCGCCGGTCTAACGCGATTCACCCCTGCCCGTTGGATTACAACCCGGCGCTTGTCTTCGTAATCCCACTTCTCTTTGCCAAAACTCGCCAGATTCGTTAGGCTGACTACGCCTGCCTTCGTCAGATCCATCGCTGACTTTCGTGGGCTTCTTGGGTCTTGTTTGAACTTTGCCGCCCAGATCACAGCCTGCCTCAGATACTCGCCGGGGCAGCACAACTCACCCTCATCGTTACGCCAGACGTAAGACTCAATGTCATCTGTCTTCTTTGCTGCTGAATTTTTTGCTGCCTTTGCTTTTGTCTCTACTGCCTCACAATTCCATCGGTGAAACAGAAAGTCCGAACTACCTTGGATTGTTACATGCGCTGTGTACGGAAGACCGTACTCAATTGTGTCTCCACCACCATTTGATACTTCTGCTACGTTTTTTACCTTAGCCATTTTTTTCTCCCAAAAAGAGCCGTACCTCACCACGCCCCGCCTCGCCCCGCCATATCATGCCAGACCGTGCCGAGCCCATTTGATGCTTACGCATCGCTCAACAGACTGATTCAATCCGTTGAACGCTGCATAGCAGCTCCATACCTGACCTGACCGCGCCAGAGCATACCTGACCTCACCATAGCGAACCTTGGCTTACCGCACCAAACGATGCTTACGCATCGCATAGAGGGCTCTGTGAACCATCTATACGCTGCATAGCAGCTCCTCACCAAACCCCACCGTGCCATACCAGACCGCACCCTGCCAAACCACGCCCCAGCGAACCTTGCCCTACCAAGCCGCGCCGAACCACGCCTCACCCAGTCCAACCAGACCGCACCTACTGGAAGACCAACTGTTGCCAACCGGCCTCCCGCTAGATGCCCCATACCTGACCTTGCCCCACCAGACCTTGCCGTGCCGTGCCGGAACATGCCCGACCCCATCGGATAAACGACTGCTGCCAATCGTTTAGCCGCTGTTGCCAGCTCCTCACCAAACCGCACCGCTGCTTGCCTATCCACACCCGACCTAACCGCACCTGCAAACTAGATCGGAAGGATGACTGTTGCCAATCACCTATCCGCTGTAGTCAGCCCTCACCGCGCCGTACCGCGCCTCACCTAACCATGCCTCACCTAACACCGCCCCGCCAAACCTCGACTTGCAATTCTTGCTCGATATGCAGACGGGTCGAGCACTCCGTCCATATTCCGACAGCTCCGCGTATGAAAGAGACTGTCGCACTACTGCACTTAGTGAAGGAGCCTATTCACCCAACATGTCCAACAACAAAGCCAGTGCCTCCTCGGGCGTAGAACCGTACTGCGCATAATCCTCAATAGCTTTACCTTCGGGATACGCCATCCAGCGATAGGGAGGCGCGTCATAAGGGTTCTGGATGTTTGGGGTCACGATGTACATTATTCCTCCGCGTAACGGTCGTCGAACATAGCGTCCAGCCGAGCGGTCTCTTTAGCCTCGTAAGCCATCACGTTCTGCTTGAGCTGCCCAATGGACTGGCGCACTGCCTTGATGAGCTGCTCAGCACCATCTGCTGACAGGTTGATGTAGGAACTGCCGTTAGCGTGCATGACGCTCAGCCAAACCCGGTCTTCAACAGCCGACACATAGACCGACTGGAAACGCTGAGTGCCTTCGATTTTGATGGATTGCATGATTACCCCCTGATTAACGTGAAGTGACTTTGACGCTGAACACGGCGCTGGTCTTGGTGTAGCCAGCGAGCTGCTCTTCGGTGATACCAAGGTCAGCAGCCAGACGCTTCCAGTCGATGACGCTGCGGTTAGACTCGACCACCGTGGCTTTGAACAAAGAGCCCTCGAATACTTTGGAACCACCCGGCGCTGTAGCCGAGTCTTTGAGGTCGTCTTTGATTGCGGTAGCCTGCGCTTCCAGATCAGCGATCTGTGCCAGCAAGCCAGCTAGTGTGTCGATGGTGTTGATGTCGTTTTTCATGGTATTCGCTCCTGTCGCATCCGATCTCGTTTGACCGTGACTGAAGTATAATTCCCAATTAAACGACTTGGCAAGCACTTGTTTAATTTTTTCTTAAAAATCTTTTGTATTGGAATCCTCAAGGCTATAGCCATCCTCTATTAGCCTGCGGATTGTTTCATTTAAGGCATCAAGCTCGTCCATCTTCCTGATAGCCCAAGCCCTCTTCTGCCCGTGCCAGCCCATGAGAGAGCCTTGGTGGCAGTCGTAACACAAACTTATCGTGGTGTACTGCTGGCCCTGATTGATGTGGTGTGCTGAGCTGGGCGGTGGCGCGTTACAGACGCTACAGGGCAGGCTCTTGACCCGTGCGAGATGTTTGCGCTCAGCCGCCGTCAGCTTGTTGTTCATAGCGTGACTTTGTACTCAATTCGGTTGCTGGCCTCTTGGCTACGCCAGACTTCAACCCTCGCCTGAGCTGCGACCATCTCCCACCGCAAACGCTCTTCCTGCTCCACAGCTTCCTTTAACCCGTTCAGCAGATCGACATACTCAGGATGACTGTACGCCTCGCGCTCTTGTGCGTTAACCGCGCTTTCCATTGACCGCTTCATCAAGATAGCCTTCAGGCTCTTGCGGTACTCTTCCATATACACTCGGTCAGCCTTTGCCTTAGCGTAAAACTTTCCGTTATCCCTGATGAAGTCCACCGCCTTATTCGGATCAATCTTCTTTTCCATGTTCGCTCTCCCGTTTCGCTACTTTGTTCAAAAGGTTCCTGATCTGCTGCTTCTCTACTTTATATTTTTTAGCCAGCGATCCTATCGACTCGCCAGCCATCCACGCCTTGTAGATTTCAGTGTCTGGTAGATGCATTCCTGACCCCTATCATCATGTCCGCCATATCAAAACACGCTTCAGCAATAAACTTCCGATGATGCTCACTCTCCAAATACTCTGGATCAATACCGCTCATGATCCCCTGCAAAGCAAACGCTGCAAACGCACAGCGTAGCTGGTCTTCGGTATCAAATAACTTCATCCCAATGTCCTCCGAGCATATTCAGCAATCAATAACGCTTCCGCTTTGCCGTGATCTTTTTTCAGCTTCAGTATCGCCTGCGGAAACATCAACCTTGCGGTTACCAGCGACTGCTCTTTATCTGATGTCAATTTCATTTCTTTCTTCCAAACCTGCGGGATAACGTAGACAACCCGATCACACAGTAATTCACACACAGCACCGATAGCACCATAGGCACGCATAAAGCGGCCCGTACTAGCGATCCCCTGTCGTGGCATCGTCCAAACCTGTTCCAAACAGATGGCATAGTCATCCCCCGGCACTGTCATGTCTAAGATCAATTGCTTCAACGCTCTGGCATCTATTCGGTCACCGTCGGCAGCAATATCATGGACAGCGACAAACCGTCCATTGTGATCAACGGCACCAATGGCACCTGATCGTAAGCCGGGGTCTACACCGATGTAGATCACTGACGCTGCGCCGGTATGCGACTCTTGATTGCCGCCACCGCATTCTTCAACGCAGTGCAGACCTCACCCTCTTCTTCTTCGTCCGCCAGTCGCTCGACTAGCTCAGCGCAGGCTTCACGCTCGATCAGGATAGCGGTCTTCGTGGTCTCAATCGCCACAGCCATGATCTCAGCTTTAGCTACCGCTAACGCCTCATCGAACTCTGCCTGCGTCCAGACTTGTACATGTCCAGAGTTAGCCAGAAAGTTTTTTTGAAAGTTACTTAGTTCAGTCATTTCCATTCTCCGTATTGACCTCTGTTGCCTTTATCCCACTGACTTTTAACCAAAGCCCTGAGCTGGTTATCATCATGGTTCTTTTCCCACATTCGCAAAAACTCATGAGCTTTATTCCTGTCTTCGATCCGCATTCGGATAACTTCACGGACGAGAGACTGATGCTGAAATTCTGATACATACTTCAAAAGTCACCCTTCAAAATGTTTACGCTTAATTGCAAACACAATACTGTGTACAGATTTTGTCATGTATTCATGCACCCGCTTCGCAAGTTCGTCTTCATCTAACTCAAGTTCTTTTAGCTCAGCAGGACACAACAGCACCCGATTGCAAACTTTACCCGGCACCCGATAGATAGTCCAACCATCTTCTCTGAGCTTGCGGTCACGCTTTGCGTCCTTCACAGGGTCATGCCACTTGGCACCGTCACACTCAATTGCCACCTTCAGGAACGGATTAGCAAAGTCCAGAAAATAGTTAAAGACCGGAACCTGCGGAAACATCGGTAGACCAACAGCACGAATCTCTGCCCACATCGATTCTTCAATCGGCGTAAAGATCGAAGCCCAGTCATAGATGTATGGGTCAACCTTGCTCGGATCTTCTTCCCACTGCTTCTGCAGGTCTGGCATGTGATCAGCGTAGGCTTTTCTGATTTCATTAAATTTCATGATGCACCTCAGTCAAAGCCACGAGAACGAACTGCTTCCCGTAATGCAGGTGGTTGCCATTTAAACGCTACATTCTCAAACCTAGTTTGATTTCCAATGTAAGTCAACGGCGTGACCCCCGGCTCACCTTGACGCTGCTTGACCGTGATGACTTCGCAGATACCTTTGTCTGGTGTATCAGGGTTATAAATCTCGTCGCGGTACAGCATCATGACCGTGGAGGCATCCTGCTCAATCGAGCCAGAAGATGACAGGTCGGACAGAATCGGGCGTTTGTTGTTGCGCTTCTCGCACTCACGATTGAGCTGAGCCAACAGCAAGACCACGCAGTCCAGCTCCTTCGCTAAAGCCAACAGGCCGCGGGTGTAGTCACCAATCTCATAGGCTTTGTTTTCTGCGGTGCTACCCGTGATGAACGAGAGCTGGTCGATCACCAACAGGTCAAGCCCAGACCGACGCTTGATGTATCTGGCCTTCGAACGAATGGCGGACAGGTTTAGCCCGGTGTCGTCATCGACCCACAGTTTCATCTGATCGGCTTTTGCGAATGCAGAAGTCAACCGTGTCCAGTTCTCTTCGTCGGCATCGTTAGGCTTACGTAGCCAAGAGATCGGCACCCTTGCCATCGCCGCCACGTTCCGGTCATTGATCTGCGAGACAGGCATTTCCATCGACAGGAACCCAACGCTGCCCCACTCAGCGACATTCCGGGCCAGCGCTAACCCGAAAGCTGTCTTGCCCATCGAAGGCCGCGCAGCCAGTACGTTCAACGTGCCACGCTCAAAGCCACCGTCCAGTCTTAGGTCAAGGTCAAGAAACCCAGTGCTTATCGGCTTGATCGACCCATCGACCCTCGCCTGCAGCAGCTCGACGTAGTTGGTCAGCGAGTCTGAGAGTATCTTCGGGTCTTTGCCGGTAGCACCCTGAGATAGCCGCTCCAGCTCTGTCTCCACCCAGTCCGAAATCTCAGGCACCGGCTTCACCGGAGTCTCGTCTATTGCCTCGCGGCAAATCGCGGTAAATTTTCGCTTTCTTGAGTATTCGATAACGATATTGGCGTGGGCGCGAATAGAGGCCGCTGAAGGCGTCGAAACAGCGAGTAGGTTCAGATACACCAACCCATCGTCAATCGCGTCTCCAAGGCCGTCGTAGGCCGTTATAACGTCACAAACTTTGCCAGCAGTCACCTGCTTGACGATCTCATCAAAGATTTTGCGGTGATCGGCGTGATAAAAGTCGTCAGTTGTCAGATCGGTAATTCTGTCCAGCGCTGAGTTTGAATTCAGCAGGCAACCAAGAATCGACTGCTCAGCCTGCATCGAAAACATCAAAGGCATGTCAACGGGTCTCATGCTGCCACCTTATGCAATTTTTTGGCCTGAATGCCTGTCGTCGATAAGGAATAACCCGTGTCGTCAGCAAACCAAAGTTTGTACCAATTGCCACGGACTGAGTTTCCAAAAGCTTTAGGCCAGTCAATGTACTTTTTAGAACCCGGCTCTAAATGGCGGTGTTTAAATTCAAGCCAATGCAATTTTAGAAACTCGTTTGGCAAGCCAATATTTTTTGCATACTCAAAAACAGGGTGGGCTTCAGCTATTGGCAACTTGTTTTCTTCTTTGCAACGACGAAGGTATTCTGCAAACGATATTGAGGAGCTACCCCCCTTGGGGGGTTTGGGGGGTTTTATATCTTGGGTTAATGGGTTAATGGGTAAATGGGTAGCATCGTTTTTAGGTTCTATGGCATTGCTGTGGTTATGCTGCGGCATTGCTGTAGCACTGCTCTGGCTATCCAGCAGCTCTCCAAAGGCATTGTGTAGATCAACATGCTCTTGATGCTGCTGTAGCATTGCTGCGGCTTTGCCCCAGCGTTTATTTGCCTTATCTCTTGCCTTTTGAGAGGCAGCATAAACCCTTGCTAACTCTTCATCGCAACGCTTATGTCGCCACGCATTGTTGTCAAGGTAAAAATAGTTTTGCAGGATCATGGCGACCCGATCTGACGCCGCACCAATCTTGAATGCCAGCTTTTCTGGCTCGTTTGGCAACGGAAATTCGGTGTCGTAATACATCCAGATGAGCCGGAGATACGCTAGGGTATCGGCATCTGACAAAGACGCAGTGTCGCGCTGAAAATCACCGATATGGTGGCTGTAATAATGCATAGTAACCCTCATCAAAGGTCGTCATCACTGTAATAGGTGGGTTCAGCAGGCCGGTGATGAATCGGCTTTTCAGGAGCTACCCTAGCTGTTCCCGATGATCATACTACCCAAAAATGTCTGGGCGCAAATTCTTTTTGGTGACCGCGCCCTTGGTATATTTGCTGATAGCCACCGCTAAAGCTGGGCTAGGACGCTTCTCACCTGTTAGCAATTGGCTAATCCAGTTCTTTGTAATGCCTAAAGCGCGTGCCATCTTAGACTTAGCACCGCGCGGCTGATCATAAAAATATTCTTGCAGGGTCATACGTCCTCCATTAATTCCAGATTAAACCACATCAACTTTTTTTATTCAAGTAGTTGTAACGAGGAATTAAATCATGTAGGATGCCTTTAGTTGACAGGAGGTTACACAAATGGAAAAACCTAAAGTTACACCTTACCGCACCAAGACTGGTATCGAGATCGGCAAGTTCTACACGCCACCATCAAACATGCAGTACAGCTATGACATGGAGCTGCTGCAAGAGTCTCTGCTGACGGATGACGTATCTCTGCGCCGCCGGAAGTTCCAGAACCTTGTATACGCTTGGGCGCTGGGTACGCTGGTTTTATTTTTAATCGTAGTCAAATGACAACGATGGTCGTCGGGCTGTTGTTTATAGGCGCAGGGGTTGGCGTCTTAGGACTAGCTTTGGCGATCATCATAGGAATACTTCTGGGGGATGAATGATGCGATGGCTACTAGCTTTATTGATCTGCACGAATGCTTACGCTGAAGAATGGTGGGAAACGCCAACAACGAAGGGCGGGAAGATCATCCTGACTACACAGAGCGCTGACTGGTGTCCCAAAGATACGCTTATTGCCTACATAGAAACCAGCAAGCAGGACTCAATCTATGGCTGCTGGACAGTCTCTAATGACCGGATTCACGTTAGATACAACGGTGGCTTTACGAAGGTCTATGACAAAGACGGCTGGGAGTATAAGAATGATAAGAGATGACATTATTGAAATGGCTGAAGAAGCCTGTGGTGAACCTGCATGGTCTGGCGGTGTTGAGTGGACTTGGGAAGAAGTTGAACGCTTTGCCAACCTAGTCGCAGCAGCGGAGCGCGAGGAGTGTGCGAAGGTGTGCATGGATATGTGGAATGATTGGATAAATGCGCCGCAGGGCAAGCAACGAGATATGCCAAACAATGCGCAAGATTGCGCCTTTGCTATCCGCGAGAGAGGTGCGCCATGAATGAAGGCGAATATCAACAGATGATGGAAGAGCGCCAGCAGATACTAGAGGCTGCATTTGATCGCGCTTACACAGGTTTTGCCACCGAAGAAGACTGGGCAGTTCTTCGATACGAATGTGGCTTGTCTGCCCTGATGCGAAAGGAAAGTCATGTTAATAGCGAAAGCCGAGTCCAATAGCTCAAGCTCATTCACTCCAGTACCGGCGGGGATGCATCTTGCACGGTGCTTTAGGATTGTCGATCTGGGTACTCAAAAGACTAGCTACATGGGGAAAGACAAGCTCAACCGGAAGATTCTGATTCAGTTTGAGATCCACTCTGAAGATGCTGATGGGAACCCTTTGTTGACCGATAAAGGGGAACCGCTGTCTATATCGAAGCGCTACACCTTATCTCTGAACGAGAAGGCCACACTGTCGATTGATCTGGAGTCTTGGAGAGGAGCTGCCTTTACTCAGTCTGAACGTAATGGGTTCAACCTTGAGAAGCTACTAGGTGTCTGGGCGATGCTGAACGTCACGAAGAGCCAAGGCAACGATGGGAAGGAGTACACCAACATCGAGACGATTAACCCTGTGCCGGCCCAGATCAAGAAAGTAGGCCTACCTGAAGCTCATAACGAGACGATGATCTTTAGTATTGAGAACAGCCCCCAACAGGTGTTTGAGAAGCTCTCTGAAGGTGTAAAGAAGACGATTCAAGGCAGTCCTGAGTGGCAGCAGAAGGGTAAGAAGGCTACTGCTCAAGGCTTCTATGATGACGATATTAGTGACATAAACGAACCGTTCTGAGGATGACATGGACTCCCACGCGCTTTTAGACTTTTTGATTAAAGAGTACGGACTGAAGAATGACGCAACGCTATCTAAGGCGCTGGGCATAAAGCCTCCCGCACTCAGCAAGATAAGGTCTCGGCGCATGGGTGTCAGCGGTGACATGAAGATCATCATCTACAAAAAGACAGGGATGTCGATTGAGGACATTGAAGAATTTTTAGAGAAAGATTTGCGATGGCTAGAACCTTCTACGAATCATCAAAAGACTTAGACGAGGAAAAATCTGTTGCAACTTTTCTCTCAAGCAAATGGAACCTAACCTTTTACAAACTAAAGCCCAGCTA